GTGTTGACCGGTGGCAGCGGTGCCGCGCCGTCCGAGGTGGCGGCTTCCATGACCTGGTGCAGATCGCCCTCGATCGAAACGTAATCGCCGACCGACAGCTTGAACGCGTTCGGCAGGCCCGACAGGCTGATCGCCTTACGGTTGGGACTGATCGATGCGAGCGTGGCGGTTCCGTTGAATGCGCTGCCAGTCGGCCATGAGCCGTTCGGATACGCCTGCGGGAAGCATCGGCTCATAGGATAGGCCCAGAACGTCTGCAGGCCGTTCTCCAGCGCCGTCAGCCGCGCCCGCCAATGATCCAGTTGGTTCGGCGATAGCGCCTTGGTGGTGGCCCGCAGCGTCCACAACGGGCTTCCCATGTCCTTGACCAGCACCCGGCCCGACGCCTGGGTGGATTGCTCCTGGCGCCAGTGCAGGCTGAAGCCGGTGGTCCAGCCGGGAAAACCCGGCAACAGGTTGACGGGATAGGCGATGGTCATGCCGGCTGCCCCGCGATATAGGCTTCGGCTTCCTCGCGGGTTTCGCAGACCGCCACGACACGCCCCCGATCATCCATTACCCGAAACCAGCGCAACCAGATCACCACGCTCATACCCCCGGCACCCGGCCGCGCCTGGCCTGCTGAATGGTGGCGACGGTGCGGGATGCGAACATGGCGCGGTCCTGCTCGATGATCTGCGCCAGCCGCGCCACGGCTTCGACGCTGGCACCGCGGGCATCGATCGCCGGCGCGTAGGTGATAGAACCGCCGCCGCTCATGCCGCCGCGCAGCACGTCGTTCGGGATCACCTGGCTGCCGCGCGGCAGGTTGACCAGTTCAGGCCCGCGCTCGCCGACCAGCGCCATGCCGCCCGGCGCATAGTCGGTGCCACCGGCGAACGCGCCCGGCTTGAACGAATTGAATAGTCCTGTGATGGTTGAGTTGATCGCTGCCCGCGCCAGGGTTTTCAGCAGGCTGGATAGCACCTCGTTAAGTTTTTTGCCCTCGATGATGGCGTCGGCAAACGCTGTTGATACCGCCGAACCGAACGTATCGTAGGCCTGGTTGATCCGCTGCAGCTGCTGGGCCGCCTTGGCGTTTTCCAGTGTGGCGCGCGACATGGCGGCGGCTTGCGCGTCGATTTTCTTTCGCAGTTCGTCGCTGATAGGAACGGCCTCGCCCTCGGCGATATTGAGCCGGCGCCGCTCGGCTTCCATCAGCTGCGCCTCGGCACGCGCCGCGGCCTGCGCCCCTACATTCATGAACATCGTCTTGGTCTGGGCGTCTAGCAGTGCAATGTTCTTGGTAATCTGGTCGTTGGCCCGCTCGAACTCGTCGCGCTGGGCGGCGGCTGTACTACCGCCGCCAACCGGCAATGGCTTGGCCGGTTGTCGTGGCGCTAAAATCTCAATTCGCTTCGGGGGCTTCCCGAAGTTTGGGTCGGCCATCCTTTCCAAGCCTTCGGCAGCTTGGCCGGCCATTCCGGTCTTGCCGGTAATTCCAACGCTCTCGCGAATTGAATTCGAGAGGCTTTCGATTGCCTTCAATTCGTTTGCGGTATTCCGCATGAATTGCCGCGTGCTTTCCAAGGCGGCGTCGAACGCCTGCGACAGATATCCACCCATCGCTTTTGCGGCGGCTTTCCATAGCTCATCGAATTCCTTGGCTTGATCGGACAGCCGCTTCAAATCCGGTGCCGCATCCTGTGCGGTTTGCTGGATTTTCCTTATGTGTTCCTCGCCCTTTCTCAAATCTTCCAGCAACCTCGGATCGATGCCCAGCCCTTCCAGAAGCAACTTTCCCTGAATAGGCGTAAGCCGGGAAATGATGTCGGACACCTTGAGCAGTGCATCGCCGGAATTTTTGATGCTGCTAAGGGCAACGTCGTTGACCTGAAATATCTTCGATAGCGCGTTATCTTCACCGCGCTTTGCCTTGTCGAGCAATGCACTCAGGCTGACGAGTGCCTTGTCTACCGCTTCATAATTGCCACCCAATGCCGTTTGAAAACCGAAAACTGCATTCATGGAAATCGCGGCCAGCTTGGCGGTTTCGTCTATATCCTTGAACCGAGAGTATAGTTTTGACAATTCGCTGATTGCCGTACTCATGGCCGAACCCGACAGCGTCCCCAGGAAGCTGCCAATACCGGCGCCGACGCCGATATTGACCTTGGAGAACTTGCTTTCGATATCCCCCACGGCCTTCTCGGCCATGATGCCGGCCGCCTTCATATCCTTTTCAAACTTGGTCAGCTGCGCGGATAGCGCGACAACTAACGCTGCGGTGTCTGCCATGATTTACTCTGCTGAATATTGTTTGATGCGCTTAGTGATTTTGCGAGACATCGCGCTTCGCATTTTCTTTTTCATCAGGCGGTAGGTCGGAAAGAAGAACGGTTGTGCTGGCGTTTTTTCAGTACCAAACTCGACCGCTCGCGCGTAGTCATATGGTCGGCCGCCGTGCTGCACTGTCGTTGTCGCGCCGCCAGCCCTGACCACCACCACGGTTTCCTTCCTGCCCGGTTCCTTGCGGATTGAATTCGCCAGGTTCGATGTCGGCCCATGCACCACCACGCCGCGCATGGTCTGCACCAGGTTGTCGGCCTGGCTGTCGAGTTCAGCCACCGCGTCGTTGAATATCTCGCGTTGCATGTCCACCGTCAGCTTGCGGAATGCCAGCACGCTCTTGTTGGGCGCCATTGCTCTTGTGCCTTAAACCTTTACGCGCCTCGGCCTCTGCGGATGCTTCCAGCATGGCGTCAAATTCGGCATCGCTTGGTGCCTCGGCTTTTGGCTCACCGCCATGAACCTTGTTCCAGCCATCCACACACGCGGCGAATTGCCAGAACGAAAGACGGTCAACCGCATCAGGTGCCAGACCTATTGCAGCACCTGTCCCGTAGATGGCGGAGAACTTGATGCGTCCGTCGCCGTCTCCGCTGCCGGCGCCGGCTCTTTTCCCGCCGGATCTTCGTCAGGTCCGAACATGGCTGTCTTGACAATCTTGCCGGCCAATAGCGCGTTTGCAAAATGCGGTTGGTTTTCCACATGCCGCTTGACCAGTACCAGCGCGCGATCGGCTTTCATGCCGCCGCCGATCAGGCCGAGCCGTATTACTTCTCTGATTTCATTCGGCCAGGCGTTCATCGAAAACAGCAACTGGATCAGCGCGGCAGGCCCAACATAAGGCATTCCCGCTTCAAGCCGCGGCTTGTTGATGCTCTCCTGCAATTCGCGCCATTGCCCGAACGCAATCCGGAATGTGTATTCCTGATCGCCAAACGGCAGCGCGATCGAACCGTCTTCTGCGCTCATGGCATTGCCCTGGCGTCACGGGCGGGCGGCGCCATTCGACGCGGAGCGCCGCGGGTATCGCGGGCATCCTCATCGGCGACCACGATCACTTCGGGCACGACAGCGCCGTCGGAGACGATCGATACCGTCATCTGCACCTTGTCGCCGCGCTCGCCGGTGATGGCGAACTCCTGCAGTTTGGCCGGCATGATCCAGGCGTATTCCGGCGGGCTGCCTAATTCGATGCGGATGTTGCGTGTGTCACCCTCGTTCCACCAATCTTCCCATGTGGCAAAACTCTCGGCGGCCACTACGCCCGATCCGGCAATGGATGCCTGGTAGCTGACCACGTCGCGGCCGAGCCAGGACGGCGCGTCGGGTTCATCGCAGTCGGGGATGTTGGTGTCGTTCAGGTTGGCGGTGCGGGTGAAGCCCTTCGATGTCAGTCCGCAGGGATCCGTGAACACTTCCGGCGAGGCACCGTCGCCGATCTTGATCAGGAATTTTGAGAATGGATAGGTGGTCGCGATCGTCATTGCGGTTGCTCCATAAAAAAACCCGCCGGTGAGGGCGGGTCGGTTGCGGCACGGTCTGGTGTTTGTGGCCTATGCGATCGTCAGCACGCCGTTGGTCGGATCGAAATCGACCGTGAACGATTGTCCCACCGTCAGCGTGACGTTCGAACCGTTGTCCCACCAGCCGATCAAAGGATCGGCCGGCGAGGTCGGCGTGTCGTTGTACAACACGGCGTAGCGGAACGGACCGAAGCCCGAGCCTGTCGCTGTCCACGTCGGCGGGTCGCCCAGCACCAGTTTGTAGGTGCCGCCGGTCTGCGCTGAAGTGGTAACGGCCGCCGTCGCGCCGCCCGCGGTGTAACCTCCCGTCGTCGTCAGCACCTCTGCCAAATCTGCCTTGACGACATCAGCCGCAGCATCTGGCGCAGTCGGTGTCAGGTAAACCTTTAGCGTATCAGCCCCGAGATTGTGGACCTTCTCGGCGAGATGCTCCACGAACGAATTGAACTTGTTGAATGGTTGTGGTGCCATGGTGGTCTCCCTAGTGGTTGAACGCGATAAAGGCCAACCATTGCGGCGGGTTGACCGTCACATAAATATCAGGGTCCAGCGTTGCCCAAGTACCGCTGCCGCCCATCAGGAAATTTGACGGATACTCAGCCGTAAAACCACCACCCGACAAACCAACGAAATTATTAAGATTGGTCATGGTATGCCCCTGCAAGGCAGGCACGTTTTTTCCTGCGCGCCGCAGGTCATTGGTGATCGGCGGACCAACATAATCAGGCGAATAGCTGCCTTCGTAACCGCACATTTTCTGAATGCCGAAATTCTGCGCCAGTGCCTTCGCCCCGATATACATTTGAAGAAGCCCCGTGGTCAGCGTCGTGTCGAGTGCAACGCCGTAGGGCGGATATGTCACGATGCTGGCAACATAGGTCGCTGGCGCGCTCAGGTCGCCTGCGCCGCTATTATAGGCCGTGGCGAGATCTGCTTCGTTCGGGGTGCCATGCGAACTGTTCGTGGTGTACAATCCCGGCGCATAATATTGCGCGCAAGCGACATGCGTCACCCAATTAAACGCCGCCGATTTCA